CAACGACAAGTGTCCATCGATCGGGGTGACTCCATAGCTTTCTAGCAGGCACTGGACGTCTCGGTCGAGTTGGGCGCCTTCTGTAAACTGGCGCCAGTTTTCCATTATAAGTTGCATCACTTATAAGTAGTCTAACTATCCGATAAGATCCCAAAGAGATTAGTTGGAGTTTATTATTCGCCCTGAGTTACGCCGGCTGTTTTTTGCACCTTGTACAGGGACTTTTCGAGTTGGGTGATTGTATCGCCGTGGCTCCCACCGCCGGCGATAGAAGCCATAGCCTCAAGATCAAGTGTTTCTGGCATTTCATCCCAGCCGATCATCTTCCACTTGCTGTCCCAACTCTCCTTTTCTCCTGGGCCCAACTGCCTAACCTGAAGAGCGGCCTTTTCCAGTGCTTTATTCAGAGCTGGCAGGAGGGCCTCGGCCCATTTATCGCCGGCTTGAAGAATCTCATCATTGCGGGGAAGAGCCTGCGTCAATTCCGAAAGTTGCGCTTCTTCCAGGCGCCGTCGAAAATTAAGAAGTCGCATGCTATTAAGCGCTTGCTTGGCTGCTGCATGGTCTCCACTATGTATTGCGCGCTTCGCGCTGTCGAGAGCGCTGTTCCATGGGCTCGCTGGGTCACCGCCGGGGACACCCTCATTCAAAAACCTTCGCCAACCTTCTGTTATCAGTTGCTGTTGCTTATAACTTGACCATTTGTTCATCACTACTCTCCCGTGGGTGTATTATAAATAGTCTAACTATCCGATAAGATACCTATCACATGGTTTTCTTTAATGACCGTGAAGGTTTCGCCGTTGTGCTGAACGTCACGGAGCATGTGTGCTTCCACAACAAGTTGCAATCCGGTGCCCCATAGGGTTCCCGATTCGCCCGAGCAGTTGATTACCTCAACCACCGCGAACGGACTTTCTACTGCGCGGTAATCCTGGGGCAACAGAATACCGCTGTCTTCTGTGTCTGTGTCCTCAACGGTTCGTACCGAGAGGTAGTTATTAACTGGTGTAAATGTCATTTGTTTTCCTTTCTATCCACACTTTGCAAAGCCGCAGTTCCTACAGGTCACGCAGCCTTCCACATAAATAAGGCCTTCAGTTTCACATTCCGAACAAGTCTTCTCGGTAGCGGTTTGGCCATCCGGAATGTAGTTCTTCAAAATACGAGCAATACACTTAGCGAAACTAAACATATCACTATCGCGGTCCTTTTGCAATTGTTCAACGGAGTACTGAATATTTGCTCCGTGACGCAATCCGAGAGATATAATCCGCGTAAAGGCCGAATGGTTGGGGTTGTCGAACGCCTTCACCAAATCTTTGATAATTATGGTATCACCGTTCTTCCCAACTTTCAAGTCATAAACAGAATTCATGGTCTTCCGAGAATTCTTAACAAGAATTCCCTCCACCTTATCGCGAGGGATTTCAATTAAATTAGAAAGCCCCCCCATCACCTCGTAGGGCTTGCCATTCATAAGCCCCACTACAATAATCCATTTCTCCCCTTGAATGGTGGTATGATGAATATTGCAGGCCAGCTCGCGAGGGCGCTTGGGAGCGCGATGCTGGGGGAATCCTCTATCCCCACTCTTCTCGCTAAGGAGAACCCCAGAACGCGACCCATCTACATAAACCGTGAGCCCTTTAAGGCCTTGTCGCCACCCCTCCATGTAAAGGTCCCCTACCACCGACGGCACAGTATCCCTCGGCAGATTGATTGTAGAACTGATGCTGTGGTCAATATTTTGTTGAATTACCGACTGGACTGCAATACGTTGTTGCCAGTCAATACTGTCCGACTCAACAAAAAATGCGGGAAGGGTACCGGCATCTTTAAAAGGCTGCCAAGCAAGCCACGCCCGCACGTTATGATGGTGTACTTTATACTCCACCCAGCGATCTCCCATTTCATCGACGTGATCAGCTTTAGTATCTTGTTCATCGTGGGACAGTTTGCGCCGGCGCGTATAGGTGTTGCGAAAAACCGGTTCGAGACCTGACGAGGTCTGGGACATGATGGAAACAGATCCGGTGGGCGCGTTCGTCAAAATAGAAATGTTACGGCGCCCGTGTTGGGCGATAAGGGCCTTGAGTTCATCCGGCAGGCGCTGAATAAACTCATTGTTTTCCTCGGCATTCCAGTCAAAGGCTGGAAATGCGCCGCGTTCCTGGGCAAGATAAACGCTTTCTTCGTAGGCCGTATCCCGTAAGGTGCGATAGATTTGTTCAATGATTACAAGAGCCTCACTGCTATCATAGGCTAGATTTAAACATGCCAGCGCATCCGCCAGTCCATGGGTGCCCAAACCCGTTCGGCGGCCGTGCTGAGCTGCATTATAAAGCTTTGTCCACAGCTCTTTTTCATCGTCACTGTCAGCAACATGACGAATGTTTTCTAACTTTTCTAACTCCAGTTCTACCAAATCATCAGATAGGCGCATCCCCACCGCCGCTACTTCTTTAAGTTTCGTAAAGTCAAACTCTGCATTTTTTTCAAAAGAATTATTTACAAGGCTCTTTAAATTCAAAGACACAAGCCTACAGCTATCGTAAGCCGAAAGAGGAATTTCTCCGCATGGGTTGGTGGTCTTCGTCTTAAAGTCCTCGTACTCATGAGCCGGTAAGTTCTTGATAATATTGTCCCACATAAGCAAGCCGGGCTCGGCGGTGTGCGTGGCCGAATCAATTAAAGTCTTCCACAGTTCTGCAGCATCAACCTCGGAAGTATACTCCGGGTTCTCTACATCTACAGGAAACTGCAGCGTAAACATTTCCTTGTTCTCAACCGCCTCCATAAAAGCATCAGTTATTTTCACTGATACGTTGGCGCCGGTCACCTTAGTAAGGTCTCTTTTCATAGTAATAAACTTTTCTATATCCGGGTGCCGGATGTCGAGTGAGACCATTAAGGCGCCGCGGCGACCATTCTGTCCAATCATCCGACAGACATAGGAGTAAAAATCAGCAAAGCTCCAAGCGCCAGTAGTAGTCCGAGCAGAGTTGTTAACGGGAGCGCCCTCGGGACGCAGATCAGAAATATCAAGCCCAACACCACAGCGACGTTTAAACAAGTTAGCAAGGTCTTTGCCAGCATCCATAATGGACGAAACACTGTCCTGGGGGTTGTCGACAACAACACAATTAGAGAGAGATACATTAACATGGTTATTTCCTATTCCCATCATGGGCGAACCCTGCGGGACAATATATTTAAAATCTTTCAAAAACGAATAAATTTCATCTTCAGAGAGGTGAGGGCCTGCGCGGTGTGCATAAGTGTTGCCCGCTACGGGGCCCGTGTGGTCTGTCTCAAACTGAGCTTCAATCCGTGCAAACTCTTTAGCCATGCGGCGGTGCATGTCAGCCGGGGTTTTTTCCATAAAATTCCCCTTTTTGTCTCGCAAACAATACTTTGTCATGAAGACATTGGTCGCAAGCTCATCCCCATTAAAATAGTTGAGAGTCGCCCCTCTCACTTCGCTTTCGTCAAACATGTCTAACCTCCCTTGTTCTGCTTAAATTTCTTATATTTTTCAAATAGATCTTCTTTTTGCTTCTTGGCGCTCACTTCAATAATTTCATCATCTTCTGAAGCTTCAAGAACCTTAATACAAACATTGGACGTGTCCATGAAAAGTGGGAACACGAGTCCATCAGGTCCATTTCTATTTTTAGCCACGAACACTCTCCCCCTATTAGTCATTTTATCTTCTACTGTTCGTGATATAGTAAAAATAAAATCAGATACAAAGCACTTATTAAAGGCTTCTGAAATAGACTCCATTGTAATAACTTCGGCATTAAGGCCCGAACGATTAGTCTGGGATGCCGTCCACACCGGTACTTGATACTCGGTAGCGATAGCTCGGAGTTCCTCATAAATAGATTCCAACTCATTGCGCTTCTCTTTAAGATAACGCAGAGGGCGTAGCAGATCGCCGTAGTCAATAAGAATCATATCTACTACAGTATTACGCATTTTAAGTTTTTCTAAATGATTTCGAATCGTCTGTGTGGTGGCTGTTTTCGTAGGATACTCTTTAACAATTAATTTACCTTCAATGTCCTGTACCTCTTCGTAAATCTTTTCTTTGAAGGCCACCAAATTTTGGAGGGGAATTTGCGTAAGACAGGAATCATAGCGAGAAGCCACTACAGTATCTTGGAGTTCCAAAGTATAATGAACAACCGTTTTCCCTTGCTTGAGTGCTTCAGTTCCCAAGTGGACCAGAGCCATGCTCTTGCCTGCACCAGTAGGCGCTATAACCACCCCAAGTTCTTTTTGTCCCAAGCCCCCTTTACACAGATCGTCAATCAAATCCCACCCCGTACTGATGGGGTTGCGAAATCGCGGCTTAAAACGTTCTTCAAAGTCTTTCTTATAATCATAGCCCTCATCACCATTAATGCCGAGCTTTAAAGAATCATTAATGACCTGAGAAATTTCATCAAAGGATGAAGTCTGGAGTAACTGAATAGACTTTACCATTGCTGACTTTAGGTTCTGCTTCTTACAGAAATCTAGGGAAGTATCTTTTATATACTCCATGTCGCTTAAGTCGGTCACCTGACTACGCACGTAAAACTCTCGTACCTGCTTGGCGGTAAGCTCATTTTCATTATCGAGCTCTGATCGAAGTATGGTTTTCATAATATCGCGCGACGGATGAACGCCATATTTCTTCCGATAGTTAAAAATTTTATTCAAGAAGAGTTTAAGATAATTAAGTTCCAAGAATCCTACATCGAGTACCTCTTCAATTTGATCGGCGAATGAGCGATCATCTAAAATTACCATGCAAAGCTTTTCCTGGAAGGTCTTGCCGTACTTGGAAAAGTTTACAGAGTCGCTCTTAATTTTCATCGCCCGTGTCACCATCTCACCCTACTTGTCTTGCAGCGGCCGTTCGGTACAAAACCGATTCATTGTGGCGTGTAGATCATCCCAGTTAAACACCCCAAACCCATCTTGATTCATCATGCGAATAACCTCGGTTTTATTATAATCGTATTCAAAATTATCCAGTGCATAGTGCACCTTGTCGCGGCACTGCAACGAGAGTGCGGGAGCGTAAAGTTGCATCAATTTATAGTTCTCTATAATTACATCTCTGTGAGCCAAAACGTTCGTGAAAAATTTGGCTTTAGAATCACTTTTGAGACAAAAATCAAAAATCTCCTGCAATGTCGCGTCCTTATCCTCTTTGAGAAATTTTAAGTTTTTTGAAATACTTTTCAAGCCTGCTCTAGGCACTCCTTTAAGATTGTCCGAGGGGTCCCCGGCAATAGCCCGGGCCATCGCAAAGTTGCGAGGATGGATATCAAAATCCTCCACAATGTTTAACTTGTTATGAACCTTCTTTTGGATGGGCCGAAACAATACTGTCTCATCATTACACAATTGAATGAAATCCTTGTCACTCGACACAATTACCTTCTGCCAACCCTTGAACTGTTCGACTTGCGTAGCGTATGCTATTACGTCGTCGGCCTCTACTTCATCAAAACGTAGTTGTACAACTGGTAACTCGTTGAGGTATTCCATCAGACGCAGTTGCTGCCACGCCATATTGGCTCGCTGCTGCTCATCAGTCAAATCGGTCTGTCGATTGACTCGAATGGGCTTGCGGCCGGCCTTATAGTTCTTATTTTGTTCTCGTCTCTTGCGGCTGCCGCCGGGGCCATCCCAGATAATCATCACCGTGTCTGGCTTGATGTCGCGACACAGCTTCTGCAAGATGCCTAGGAAGCCTTTTAAGCCACCGATGGGCTGCCCGTGAGTAGACAGGCTCGGGTTGACGATAAACGCCCTGAAATAGGCGTTGAGAGCGTCAACGATCATTACTCTTTTCATGTGTATCCCCTAACGTATGAAGCTCCTATGAGTATACCTCACAGGAGCTTCGAAGTCAAGGGTTTAGTTTTTTATACTTTGATAAAATCTTCGTCGGCGCCTTTTTTCCAACCCTCTTCAAGGTCTTCCTCTAATTCAACTCGCTGTTTTACCATTACTTCGGCTTGTTTTCTTGTTAGGCCACCGCGAATCATTAAAGCTTTTACTACCGACGATGGTTCATCCTCTTCTTCTTCGGGCTTCGGCTTCTTGCGAGCCTTACCTAAAAAATCGCGCCAGCCTTCCATTATAAGTTTCATCACTTATAAATAGTTCTATTCTTTATCTACGTCGTAGAAATCCTCAGCGCTGCCCTCGCGCGTGTCAAACTTACGAATGATCTCTTCATCCATAATCTCGAACACTCGGTTCTTGAACTTCTTGTCTTTAAGCTTTTCAATCCAATGGGCAGTCTGGAACTTCTCTTCTTTACCATCCTTATGGACCAGGGAGAACCAGGCGCCTGCTTGTTTAAGATTGTCGGAGCCCTTGATTGCTTCCAGCCAGCTCTCGGCATCTTGGATACCAACCTCGTCGGTACCCCAGAGAATCTTAAAGGCGCAGTTGCGCCCCTGTGTGCCGAAACGAGACTTCTCAAGTTTGACCTTCACCTCCGAGCCGATGCGGAAGCCGCTCTCGTCTTCGATGAAAGCAGACTTGGCCTTGCGTCCCGTAAGCCACACGCGCAGTGAATATACATAGTGCATGGCTTTCCCGCCGGGGGTGATGAAGGGGGTCGTCATTGCGACGATGCGAGCATTTGGTCCTTGGGGGATGTTGGTCTTCAACTGGTTGAGAACCAGGAAGGCTGACTTGGTATTTGCAATCGGGATGGTTAGTTTAGACATCCCCTTGGAGAGGATGCGCGCCTTCATTGCCATCGTGGACTGAGGATTGAAGTCCCCCTCCACATCTGTGATAGTTGGAGTCATGGCCAAGGAATCCCAGATGAACAGGGTTCTTTCTGCTCCTGACTTCAAAACGTTTTCAACAGTTTCTAGTACATGTTCAACCGACTGTGCCTGAACATAGATAAGTTCGTTTATATCACACCCAGCGCGTTCAAGGAAGCCGGGGTCAATCGCCGATTCAGAATCCATATAGATAACATTCATCCCCATCTTCTGGGCATTCCCTGCCGCCTGCGCGGCCATAAAAGATTTGCCGGTTGATTCCAGGCCAGCAATCTCCGTGAATTTGCCCACAGGAATACCAGCAAGCTGCCCCCTACAAACAATAGAGTCCAACCAGCGTGAACCCGTAGGAATCCATTCTTTTACTTCTGTGGGATTTGCTTGGTTTAAGTTGTGGGCAACTTCGAGTCCGGATGTTTTATTAATGAGGGTGCGAAGCCCGTCGATCGAAACTTTCCCCGCTTTTGATTTACTCTTTGCCACGGAGATCTCCATAGCGATCGTTAATCTCTGATATAAAGTCTTGCTGCAGCATGCTCACCTGTTCACCAATCTCTCTTATCTCGCGGCGTGTGTCCATAATCATAAATACTACGAAGAAGCATGCGCACCCCACCATACAAGCCCACATCGTCTTCGCCTACGATAGCGTAAGCGTTCCATTCTGCGTTTGTACCACGACGTCAAAGGCGCTCACAAACGCATCCGCGAGGCGGTCTCCCATCTGATAGAGTTCCCCGGCGAGGACCTTAACGTTGGATGCAACCTCACAGGTTCCGCGTTTATGGTCATGCCGCTCCGTAGAGATCGTTAACAAATCGTATTGGTATGCCTCTTCCTGAATCTTCTCGGTCAGGTATTCTTCGAACCCCCCTTCTCGATCGTAATCCTCTAGCATTCCCTCGGCGCGCATGTAACTTAAAATGTCTTCATCATAGCGCGACAGCACCGTAACTTTAGCGGGGCACGCCAGCAACCTCGCCAGCATTTCTGCCGTATTAGTCTCCGCCAGCGCTGTCTCAATATGGTCATCCGCAATGTGCCATACGCTAGCAGTATCCGTATAATTCAAATAAACAAAATCCTCATCGCTCACATTAAGTTCCTGAAGTGTTTCTATAATACTTCCCATTTTATACTCTTTCCTTTTGATAAATGTGAGACATCTGTAGCCCATGCCTCCCTGTGGCTTGTCCAGGTTTAGTTTGCGTTTTTTGTCTCTTGGACGTCGGTCCGCAGTTCCTGAGCTAATGTCTTTACTTCTTGCATTGCTTTGCGAATCCTCGTGCCGGCAGCATTATTGCCGCGGACAAAGAACTTTTCATGATCTGCGCGAGTATTCTCAAGCAGTGTAATAAGCTCCTCAAGTCGGTTCGTTTCAGTAGTCATAACCCTTCCTTTCTAATATGAGACACCTGATAACCCTGTGCCTCCCTGTGGGGGGGATTATTAGAGAGCGCCAAGCTCTGCGAAAGCGGCATCAACAGCATTCGTTTCGGTGTCGGTAGACGCCGAAGTCCCATAACGTGTAGTCTCACTACTTACGCTCTCGGGATCATCAACCTGAGAGTTGACGAAATTATCAAGAATTGTTTGTACATCAGCAGTCGACTTTCTATCAAACAGCCCCCCAAAATCGGGGATAGCATCAAGAAGTTCAGCGCACTTCTCGGGGGTCAGGTCCTCGCAAAGCGGGGATGACCGACGTCGAGGTACAAGTTTCGTCTGTGGGAAGGAAGCCCCTGGCGGCTTCCCGTAGGTCATCTGCAGGTCGGTGCCTGTCTCTGTATCGGTGATATCACCATACTCTGGGTTGAGCACGAGAGTCAAAAGATTCTCGTAGGCAGTCTTGCCATAGCCCCATATGCGTACGCCTCTCTCTTCTTCCCCGCGAACCATCACAGGACTGAAGAAACGCTGCCGCACGAAGAGGGACTTTGCGACCTTCTTACTGTGCTCATCGTTGTTGTCTGCGCCTTCGCGCCACAACTGTGAGGCGAACTCACACACAGGACACTCGTCACTGTAGTTGCGCTTGGGACATAGGAAGCCGCCCTTTTCGACATTGTAGTGAAACCACATTTCCTTGAAGGGGTCTCCGTCCGCTGTCGGAACGATTCGAATAGTCTGTTCCCCGTCTTCGGGGCGCCAGAATGTGTCATTTGAGGAGTTTCCTTCTCCGCGTAGTGACGAGAGCTTCTCTCTCATCTTATCTAAATTGATACCCATTTTTTTATCTCCTTATAGTTGGGTTATAGTACGATCAGCTAATATCCTGATCGTCTAAATATGATTGTACCATAGAAGAATACTTAATGCAATAACAATATTTTTGTTCATAGGACGTTTGAAAAACACCATACGAAACATTAACTCCCGGCATAATTTGCGCCTTCACATAGGTGGTAATATTTCCAAACAAAGTGCCATCCTCCTTAAGCTCTTCCTCATTGATACCATAGTAGTATACCACATCACGACCGTTTGTCAAGTCATAAAACCATTTTTCTTCTTTTTCTTCAATGTCCACGATTCCAATCGTGGCAATCCGACTGACCGGAGAGGGACGGATAAAGCTCCCCATCACGGCTTCGCTATTTTCAAAAATATTAATCATGTGAAGAGTATTAACAATAGCCTGATTGAGTACATCATAGTATCCCATAATGGGAACATCCCCAATGCCCCGTTCCACCATTTGATTATCGATCAGATACATAGTTTCCAAGAGGCCCGAGCGCGCGTACTCTTGCAAGACGTTTCTTACAATTTTTTCCTGCATCTTTTGTACTTCACTCGCTAGAGCCAAATCAGGTTGAATATAGACCAGTCGAATTCTATTGCCTTGCAACTGCTCTAACAGACGAAGGATGCCCCCCGAGATCACGCCCGTCCCGGCTAGTACCACACATACTTCGCTATTAGTAACCTTGAGACGCTTCTTCAGATTAGGAAAATGTTGGTCATAGGCTTCGTGGCTCTCTCTAGTCTTGATGGTAATATCTGCGTCGCGACACGTATCAATGCCATAGGTTTCGTACTGCGGAAACTTAGAAAAAGTTTTCGCTATGCTGCATCCAGCCCTTCCAAGTCCTACGATCTTCACTTTTCGTCAACCCACTCCAAAATATACCCCATATCAAACCCTCCGCGACTGACACGCTTTGCAGTTGCATACGCGACAATAGTATGGTCGTGAATACCCAAGCGGTAACAAATAAAATTCATTATTTCCATGATATCAGCTGCTTCTTCCGCGCACGGATTCTCGACAAACTCCATCACTTCTTCTTGCAATTTTCGCATAGCGTAGTCTTGGAGGCGTTCCTCTGGTACTTGGCATACTGAAAATTCCTTCCCACTCTCTTCAATAATCTCTGGAATACGGTCGCGGACAAGTTTATAGTAGAGTTTCTTTTCTTTCATAGTCTCAATCCTTTCATTTCACCAAGATTTCGGCCGGCAGAAACGTTGACCTTGAACATATCATAACGTGTGTTCTTGAAGGTGTCAAGTAAATTTAAAATTTCATAGCGGTCTTCCTCCGCGAGGTCGATATACACAGCATCATGAATCAAAAATGAAATATGACTCTTTCTCCCCTTCAAAAGCTCATAAACTTTGTAAGCCTGCTCATGCACCATGTCAATTGTGGTGCTTTGAACGATGTAATTGAGCGCATGGTGCGCGTCTACGTTCTCTATTATTCTGCCATAGTCTGTCTCAATTTTACAGCCATCCCAGTACTTATTTCGCACTAAATCCTTGTTATAAAGTCGGTCCAGATCACTATGGTTTCGCTCGGAATACAACCATGCGAATGTTTTCACCTTAGCTTCGTCCCTACTTAAAGTATTCTTAAAAACCTTCTTACGATTCCAATCATGGATGTCAGTAGTCGGCTGCTCGGTTCCCGTGAGCGCCAACAGTATCCGAAGTTCGGCAGCGTTAAAATCCAGTTCAACAAACCAATCGTTCTGAGGCTGTACACATGCGCGGAATTCTTTATTCATTGTTAAAATGGGAAATGTACCGGGATCAGTAGATAAACGCCCAGTTACGGTTCCCCATGCATTATAAGCGCATGCGTGTTTAATGTTTCGAAGGGTGCGGTGAAAGTTCTTCCCCCCCACCGAACTTAACAGATGTTTAATAGGATCAATTTCGATGTGTAGGGGCCGTGAACGAATATCTGAAAGCATCTCCACTAAATTATACATAAATTCATAATTGTGAGGGCGTTGATACGTGGTTAATACATGTTGAGTAATCTTGTTTTTGGCGTTTAGATATTCAAAGAGAAAATATTGGGGCAATACATCATAAAAACAATTTTCATCTAAAGAAAGACGGGATGCTCCAAAGGCTTTCAGGCACGATTTAAGCGTCTTCTTAATGCGCTCCCAGTCGGTCTTCAACTCTGCTGGACAAACGTCTGTGAGAGAGGCTCCGGAGCTATAAAGGCGCGCCAGTTCATACATCTTGCCAGGTAGTCGTGGAGAATAATCCCACGTCTCGCCGGCGCAGGGCAGCTCTTGCTGGGAATTGATCATATTATTAGCATAGTACCCGATACATTCGGTCTTGGTATCTAATAGTTGAAATAATGTCACTCGACCTCCGCCTAATAAGAGGTGCCACCACCCCCAGTGCCACCCGCCGTTGGAGAAGGGGCGCCTGTAGTTGTTATTGTACCAAAGCTGGGGCCCGTGTCAAGGTTTAATAAATGATTTACACTTTTTCTATTTGCATACTTTAGATAATTACGCCCATAAATATAATCTCGGAAAAGAGAATTAATCCACCGAGCCCCATTCTGAAGAGGGGTGATGTTTTTGAGAGCCTGAACCGTGTATATATTATTTAAATCCAAATAATGCTGTGGAGTTAGGCGGAAGGGTTGTTGGGCCTCCGCATGGCGCAGTTGCAAATAAAAATTCATCATGTAGCCATCAGTCAGGTCAGCGCGTAGCCCAGTAGCAGGCCGCGGGATCCGGTCTTCTAACTCCACCCCATATTTATCACAATGTGGAAGATATACTCTCTCTTCTCTGTAAGGATTCTGGGCCACAAACGTTAGATATGAATTAACAAGAATAGTTTTAAGCTCCTCGATATCGGTCAAATAAGTAGGAGTGTAGTTACAATAAAAAAAGGTTTCTTTATTGATTAAGCCATGACCCAAATCTGTATTATAGTAGTTTCCTATATATTTTAGCGCAGCATTACTAAAAAGATCTAAAGCTAATATCCACGGTCGATTCTTGTCGATAATAAGACCAAATTTTTTGGCAGATGCGGCGTAAAAAGCAAAATTGGGATCGTCAATAAAATTCTTATATTTATAAGCATCCTTGTCCGGGGGGCCGCTGCTTATGGAGAGGGCCAGCCCTGAACTATGTATATCAAGCTGACGACTTAAGATGAAGGTGCTTTTTGTCACCCCCATCGCGGCCGACACCTTTTTCAAATATGGAGTATATACACTCAAAAAAGATTGAAAATCGTCAATCTTATTCTTTTCATCTGGTCGTGTTTTTGCATTAAAAGCCCCATAAAAACTATTAGTAAACTGGCGATATGCCTGGGTGGAGTCGACGTAGCCTTTGTGTGCCATCACATCTACTAAGTCAGGATTACCCAACGTCGAAAGAAATCCTCCAAGCTGCGCCCGCCTCATGTGCGCTGAAAAAGCCACAAAAGCATCAACCAGAGCATCTAAGGCGTAAATATTGGTTCCCACACTTACCATAACGGGCTTCAAATTTTCCGTACGGACGATGATACTATTTTGGAGTTGATCAATTTTGCCATAATAAATTTTTCCATACCACATGTCTAAGGGGGCAGGCAAATTGCTAGGATAAATTGCTTCTCTATACAAAGAGCGCTGAAAATAGGTGGACTCAGAGGATAAGGTATTAGTGGCCACCGGATGCTCAACATCGTATTCGTCGTAGTCAAGGAAATTTCTGTTCATTAGGGTCCCCCCGGTGTGTGCCATGTCTGATCAGGGTGGTCTTGGACATACGGATCGGCGTTATGGGCGCGGAACAGTTCCTGGTTCAGGCGGTCTGCGTCGGTGGGGTCCTCGTGTATGCCGGCTGCATAGTCTGCAAGGCGGGCTGCTTCTCTAATGTTAAACCGGTGTTCCTCCAGCACCGCCGGGTCGGTAACGCCTGCAGCGATATCGTCTTGTAGGGCCTGCTGTGCGCGCTCTTCCGCTGTCGTCGCAGTCACCGGCGGGGGTGGAGTCCCGGCGGCCCGAGGCGGTGCTTCGGCCTTCTTCTTCTTGCCTTTGGGACTCTCATAGGGCGTATTTTCGGCTTGAAGGTCGTCGCCAAATGTTTCAGGTTCCATAAGAACTTCATCGCCAAACTCTATTCCTTCATGTAAGGCCTTCACCGAAACATCAAAAGAGTTTTCAGTAACGGTGGAACTCACGCTCGTTATTAGATAATACCCATGCAGCCCCAAGATCGTCAGTTCGTCCTTCGATGCCCCCACAAGACGCGGATTTATATAAACATACTGTCCATTTTTATATAATGTGTTACCGTAGAGTTCCAGCTCGGCGGAGTAGAGCTCCCGCAACTGTTCGGCCCCAAGACTCCCGGCCTTTTGAATTTTAGATTCTCTCAAATAGGGTTGGTTTTCCCGATTAAAGTTAATGGTTTTTACAAGTCCACACTGACTACCCAAGTAGTGATGATAGACTCCCTGCTCAACATCCTCCTCATATATTCCATTTAAGCCCTTGGGTTTAGAGTCGGTCGACAACAATACGAGGCCCATCCCCACCTTTTCGGGAGGGGTGGTGGACTTCAGCCTTTTCCTTTCAGCGTTCAACCGACGCATGGTGACGAGCTTGTTGGGACCAAAGTCTTTCGTGTTGAAAACAGTTATCGGCTGCGCATCGAATCGTTGTGTCATTCTAACGTCGGGTCCAAAACACTTAGAAGCCAAAGCTTTGGTTATTAATGAAGCACAAATATCTTTAACAAAATGCAAGAAATAATATTTATCTCGATCTCGTTTCACTACATAGTCTTTGTACCATACTTGAAAGGCGTCAAGGGATATAGGTATGTCCCCGATATTCATCAACTGGGTAATGCCGGCGCCGGCGGAAAACGTGCTTTCACGAGAATCCGTAAGAGCTTGGACGAAGGCGGCATCCCGTATATCTTGACCACACTTCATAATCTGGCCAATATTTTTAATTTGCAGAGCCGCTAAGGGATCAATCATTTCCACTTCTGAAAGGAAGAATAATAAGTTTAGTGACCCCTCATGATTAGCCTCCATTTGGCTTAAAACGGCATCTAAAAGATCTCCCAGAAACATAAAGGGGACGTGAGTTACGTGACCCGGGTTTTCCTCGAGTTTATCGTATCTCATTGTCATGTTTGAACTCATCTCGTCCGCGACCTCATCCTCACTGGCGTTGGGATCGGCCAAGGCATCTAGAAGTTCCGTCTGGGCCGTGTTCTTCGCACTGGGGCCCATTACAACTTTAGGGGTCGTACTGTTTTTGCGCTTAGCGCGCTCAGCGCGTTCTTTGGCTGTAAGATCCCCCATGCGGGGCAACAAAAATTCTTGTGGATTAACTGCCAGAGCATAGATATGTTCGCTGTCATATACCTTCGCTAATACTTTTTTATATTTCTGCAGTTTATCCTGTCCACGCAGTTTCTTAAGTTCTTCCAGCTCCTCTTTGTATTTTTCGTCGTCTTTGTCCTCATCTTTCTTCATCTTATCAACCACTTTTTCTTTGGCTTTAATCTCCTCCGCAATTTTAGCCCCCGAAGGACCCAATATATCTGCCGTCGGCCCTACTAACATTCCCGTTAAGCTAGCCTGATATTCAATCGATAAGTTGAGGCTGCCGTCCTGGTTAAACTTGAATTCGTGTCGGGTCTGCTGTAAAAATAGGCTCATTTTAGAATTCTCAATAGCCTCCGAGATGTTGTAAGCCGTATAACGATCTGCATCCTCACCCAGCGCCCTCCCTAGGGCCTCAACCCCCGGGTCAGCCCACCCAGCTACCACTTTAATTCTATAATTACTTCCTTCATATTTGCGCGCCAACATATCCGCCACGCGGCGGCCGCATTTCACGGCGTCTCCCTTCTTTGTCGGGTCCTCTTCCTTCTCCTTCTTCTTCGCAGTCCCCGGGGATGAGATCACCAAGTCTAAATAAGAGGCTTCATCTTCACCCGCTTGCATGCTGCTGGCAAAAAAATCACTGACAGATTGAAAATAGAGCTCGAGCGTGGCTGATATGTTATTATCTACTTCGGCCGGCTGAACACCATCAAGGCTCCAGCTGAAGGATTTAATCCCAGCGCCTGGAACGCGGGGCGCCAGGCCCGAGGCCAGGTCGAAGAGGGCCTCGCCGCTCAAAAAATTAGGAATCTTTAAGGGCTTCTCAACACCGGTGGGTTTTCCATACTCATCATAATCTACTCGTGAAATTTTAAGGTAAGGCGTGAAAAGCGCTTGAGTGCTGGGGCATAGTTCGAGCAACGCCTGTACCTGGTCGGTGCTCAGTGTCTTATTAAGTTTATTTTTAACGAGGCCTGGTTGCCGATCGGTGCCCAGCTTCATAATGTGCTTATAGTTGGAGTTATGACCATTAGACAGAAATCGGATCTGTTCTAATAAAAAGCACTGAAAATCCATGGGAACTAAATTTTGTTTTTTGGCCTTGACCTGAATGGTCTTTGATTCGACCTTGTCGCTTACCGCTTGTTCCCCCTGCTCGCCACCGGACGGCGCCGTAGAATCTCCAAAAAAGCCCTTGATCATGTCAAGGCGCTTGCCCCTCCTGTCCAGTTTGTACGCGTCGCCGGCGAACCCGGTCGACGCTTGCGGAGTGCCCAGGAAAACTTTGGCTGCCAGATGCGCGGTGAGTGCCTTGATAGCAGTGTCGACCGCTAGCAGCTTTGCTCCGCCTTTGCCCTGGTTCCCCGAGATGTTATTTTTAACCCACTCCTTAAATCCTTCCGCGTTGTTGTCGTCCCCGTCGGCACCTTCGCCCACTCCGGCAATAATGACGAGGTTTACCTTGGCGCTGATGCCCTGGCCGCCGCGGTTCATTATACCCGGTACTTGGTTGTCAGGCACGTTCGGGCGCCAGAACGGCGGCACCGGGGTTCGCATCCCCCCTTGGTAGACCCCTTTGGTCGCAAAAAGCTTGAAGTTGCCGGTGGCGGTGTTGGGGTCGTCTAACTGCGCGAGCGTCGTGCCGCTGCCACCCACGAAGGCAGCCGCCGTCGCATAAGCGTTTGGGGCTGTGTGGCTCGAGCCTAACCGACGTTTATATTTGTTATTGCGGGGGCCGGCGGGGCCGGTGAAAGAAAGATTGTCTATCTCGTTGATAAGCTCCATTAACGATTTATAAAGATCTTTATAAAGGTGTTTCTTTGCATCCGTCACCGCTTTGCGCGCTATATAATTAAGCATACTGGGAGAGAAAAAGTAGAGATCGTCCACGTCACTGCGGACCGTCGAGTCGCCGCCGTCGCCGCCAAGTTCCGGCAGCGTTATTGTGACGGTACTCATGTTGCCAGCAAGGCCAACTTGCCTAAGAGGGCGCGTATCATCTTTGTTCAAAAGGCCGCGGCCCTCGCGCTCGTCGAGCTGCCACATTTCCTTGTGTTGGTCGTGCCACCAATTCCCGATACCGGTTTTCCAGGTCTCGGCCGTCGTTTGATATTCCGGTATATACTTGGGGTTAATCCCCGTCACGACTCCAATTCTTTTAAACGTCGTATACTGGTACAGAAAATAACTCGACGAGTCCCCGTCACCACGGATCGTACCACCCGTTGGCCCGATCCAGCCCTCGGCTTCGGGGAGAGTGTTTACGTAGATCTTGCCGCCATGAGTAGTTCCAAGTTTGACGTCGGCCTCGTACTTACTCCAGTGTTGCTTAAAATGGTCCCACGCCGCATACATAGCCTCAATCTCATAGTAGTATTGAAGGAGTGCTATAAAAGCGGCTTCTGTTTCGGGAGTACTTACTTGAGTATTGGTCATCTAGGCAATTTCCTCAGTCCTCATAGACCCTTAAAATGGCCTCTAACGGTAATGGTATATACAGAAGATCTCCCACGCGCAAATCTGCTTCCGTCGGCTTTTTATTAAATAAGGCAATTACCCACCAATAACTGGGGTTTCCATAGTACCGGAACGCGAGTTTATAGTAGCGATCGCCGGCGGACCACACATGCTGTGAGCGCGTTAAACTCTTTATCTGTTTGGCGGTGGGATAGCTAAGGCGCCCGGTACCGACCTGGCGAATCCAACGCTTACCTCGGCGCGCGAAAAACTTTTCATAAAGATCGTCGCTATTCGTAAATACAGGACGGTCGTCATAACGATTAGGCATAAGTATTACCCTTCCAAGACTTCGCTTTGGTCAGCTTCCACAACTTCCGGGGGAATGACTGCTTCGCCCGTCATCTCATAGTCTTCCATGACCGGCGTCCCGCCGCCGGTCTCCGCCCTTGCTGCGCCCTCCTCGGACAACTTCCATGTTTGTTTTAGGGTCTCGGACGTTGTATAATCAGCAAACTGTGCGTTGGGGTATTTCCCATTCATCTCGGTGCTTCCGAAGACATAGCCGGTGCCATCCGCTATCCACCCCGGTAGGTGGGTATGCATGACAGTGAACGTTAAACTGATGCTTAATTTTTTGGGGACATAAGCCTTTGAGATGGTCGTGTCTCTTTTAATCTCACGCTCGGCTGCAGTGACGTGGCCAAGCTCCTCATCCACGGCCGTCGCGTGGCTGTTGAGTTCCGTGTCCTCCACGGTCACCACCCCCGGCAGAAACCCTCCGAAGGCCATGTCAGGATTATAAGTAACTCCATCCATGAAGCCCACAAGGTAATTGCCGGCCGGGGACACAGACGCAATCAAATTCGTATACTTTAACCCAATCAACGGGCCCGCTTTCAGAACCGTTTGGTCGGCGGTGGCGCCGTGCTGTTCATACACGGGATATAAAAACTGTATTAAGCGGTTAACGTTCGCCAGGTTCATCATGGCCTGTCCCATGTTGTCGGAAACTATATCAAAGCCTATTGAGATGTTTCTTTGGGTTCCCTGAAAGGTCGCCAGAGGGTCCATGCGCCCATAGACCGTTTGAGTATTCCAGTTTGACCCAAAATTATCCGAAAAATCTGTCACCCATCCTTCAAATGCGACCGCCTCTCCCGTTGGCAAATGAGTAAATTTAATTTTAAAAAAGTCTTCCTTTCGTAAAGCTGGAGTTTCCTTATAGGAAGATACCGCTAATCGGGTGTCCATCGGGCGTGCATAACTTGGCGATGAGGTGCGCCCAGCGCGGCGGCCGGCTGCGCCTGGACCTGGGTTGACGGACTCCCCAGTTGTCATCGTCACCGGATCGGTCGCGCGAGTCGACCCGGCGCCTCGGGTAGTCTCACCTAAGCCCCGGGCGCGGCTATGGGTAGGGGCAGGCCGGGGGCCTCCTGTGGATGAGGGTGTGCGTGGTGGATCTGCCATATTTGTCTCCTATTGTCCGTAAGGGCTTATAGCTTGTTTGGCTTTTGAGGAGTTCATAGCCTTTACCACAATGTCAGTAACCTCTTTGTCACCCACATATACCGCTATGTTTCCTCGATCGGTATTCATTCTATCTAGTTTCTTAGTGAGTTTTAGTAGCGCCGCCGTTAACATTTGGGTGGTGGGAGCATTTGTTACGCGGGAGCCTATAGGCATTTCAACCATTTCGGGGCCCTGCTCGCCCACCATCGCAGTCGTTGTTCCGGTTACGACGCCGCCGCTAGCGAAGCGGGCTTCGGGTTTCTTCCCGGCGCCGGCGCTGGGACTTTCGTAGTTCGCCGCGGTGCCCAATGCCATCATGCCCATCCCTCCAGCCGCCAGGCCAAGGCCGCCGGCCAGGGCTACTCCAGCGGAGGCCAACAGAATGCCCGCGGCTGCAGCGAACGGCGCCCCCACAATACTAGCAGTAGCTGCAGCCATATTGGCGAGCGCAAAAGCGGTGACCAAAGCAATTCCTGCCACAAGAAGTCCCCCAAATACCAGAAAAAAGGCTACCATTCCAGCCTTGGTCGACATAAACTTACCCATTGCCGACGCCAGTGCAGCCAGGTGACTAATCATCGGCACAATCGTCTCCTCAATAACGGGCCCCATTTGAATATAGAATCCCTGAAATGCCTTGGTCAGCTGCTGTGTAATATCCATTGTCTGCCTGGCCATCTCCGCCAACTCTTCTTGTTCGATTTTGTTCAGTTCTATTTCTTCCCTAGATTTCCCCATCATATTCGTCATATCTTCTACAGACATCCCTAGGGCGTCGGCAAAAGCCAGTTTGTCGGCGCGACCCATGTCTTCTAATGAAACGCCGGCCTGGTCAAAAGAATCCCTCAGCATATTGACGGCTTCAGCGGGGTCTTCCATCGCCGCATTGAGCATATCAATGGAATTTAAGAAGGGCCCCCCTAAGATAGCATTAAGACGCCCAACGTGTTTTCCGGCCTGGTCAAATGTTGTGAATTGATCAACTACATTCGTCAAAGTACCCAATTCCATTCCCAGAGACTTAGCTTGAACGGCCATCTCCTCAAAAACTTTAGCCCCGTCCTTGCCGAAGCCGACAAAGAATTCTTTATTCGCTACAAACTCGCCGGCGACCTTGTCTATGTCTTCTCCCAAGCCCTTTGCGGCCGCCGTAATATCGAGCAAAAATTGTTCGGACTCCCTGAAGCTCATATTCATGCTTTGAGTAGCTACCTGCATGATCTGCGCTTGTGTGTCAAATGAAAATCCCATCTCCCCCAGCAGCGTAGTGGTCTCCGCTAGGCGATCGCCTTCTGCTTCCGTCATATAGGCGAGGTCCTTAAAGGTGTTACGCATACTCATCAAAGCTCCCGTAACTTCCTCGAGCTCGACACCCATCGCAAACAGTGCACGTTCAGTGTCGCGAATTGTGTTATTATATTCTGTCCCCGCCCCCGTTGCTTTTCGAAAGTCAGCTATAGCCTTGTCTTGTTTGAGAGCAAAGTCAATTTGGTATTTCATCATGTTGATGCTGGTCTCAATAAGTTTGAGCCCAATGTTCAGGAAGAGCTCGCCGGATTCGGCAGACTCAAGGAGGGCTTCCCCCATCCCTTCCAGGCCGCCGACACCCCTTTTAAGGAAACCGCCAAGTTTGTTTAGGCCTCCTGACACCCCGAGGGTGGTATTAAGGAAGCCCTTCATTGCGGCCTCGCCCCCCTTTACGGAGCTTTCATAATCTTGAACAGCTTCGGCAGCCTCTTTCAGCTTTTTCTTCGCTCCCTCAATGTCGCCGGATTCAAGGAGACGCATGGCTTCTGCATATTTAATTTGTGCGTTGGCCGATTTCTCCAATGTGTCATTCTGGTCAAGGAGTGTCTGCTCGAAGGCCTGAATACTCTGATCTAGTTGTCCTTGAAGGAGGGTCGATTCTGTCGTAAGTGCCTCTCTGCGCTCTAGCGCCTCGTTGTACGCGTCATTGAGTGTCGACTGCCGGGACATAATCTCAGTCATACGCTCCATCTCCGCCGCGTTATCTTTAATCTTTTGGGTGTTAACAACCAACTTGGCCGAGGACTCAGCCATCATTTGTTGAAATCTATCAATTGATCCAAGGAGATCGTCCGGAAAACTAAGGGCGCTTATCTCCTCCTGGAGAGTCTCAAATTCTCGACTAAGTTGAGCAATTTGCTCTGGTGTCATATATTTCGGGTCGGCCATCTACAAATACCTTTTTAATTTTTGAATGGCCACCGGAGACCAGTTTCAGTTTCAAATTTTTTTACAGAAGACCCAAGTTTGTGACGAGAATTAAGGGTCCGGAAATCATTAAGGCCATGCTTTAGATAAGAGTCCATGTAGGCCTTCTCGCGCGCGAGAGCTTGGGTAAAAGCATTAACCTGGCCGCTCGTGCCTGTTATACTAATGGGGACGTCGATGCCCGCTTCATATAAAGATAGAAGCAACCCTTCGAGTTGCCCTGCAAATTTATTATAAATACGGACTCTCTCGAAGAGGGGGCGATTTAATTGATTTAAATTAATAATATCTGTGGTGAGTTCATCCACTTTACGTATTGCCCCTTCTTAACTATAAATAGTTATAAAATGAAAAGAACTATTTTATCTTGCCCTGAGCTTTCTTAACCTCATCCGCCTCTCTCTTAAACTCTTTGATGAGACGTTCAAGAAACCATCTGCGAAGAGCGATGGGCAAATTATATATTTCGGTAAATGACCAACCACCGTAATGTTTGAGGTTAAAAAACTCTTCATAAATTCCCTCTTGATATTCAGCGTTTAGGCCAAAAAAATTCTGCCGTCATCGGCATCACCACCTTTCCGACGAAGCTACAGGCTGGACATTCAAAATCAAATTTGATGTCCATGTCGGGTTTAACCTTTTCATATTTTCTTCTTAAATATGACACATCTTGAAGGGGTATCATTTCGACAAACTTATCGATTGTTTGCCTATCGGTATGATCGTTAGCAGCAACTACAATGGCCTTCAATAGATCGGTGATAACTGAGGATTCCTTTTTGAATTTCTTTTTGGCGCTAGTGGCTTGTACCAGCCTTTCTTCATCCGCAGCGGTGAGCAACTTAACCGTCAGCCTAACTTTGGATATTGGAAGCTCTAAGGCAAAAAGTCCGTTTTCTACCACTTCAACTTCCGACGGCATCTCCGTGACATCGGCCTCAACAATCTCGTTTAGGTTAAAAAGATTATCTGCTTTCTCATAACACGAAGGGCACGTGGTATTTACTGCATAGTCGGGACCAAAGCCAGTAATACGCGCTGCTATTAAAATAGCATTTTTATCGCCTAAAAGTAATTTCCTTACCTGTATATTTTTATCTACAATAAGTGAGTCGACCATACGATTGATCGCAACCCCCTTTTTTAATAGGGTTTCGGAGGTAAGAATATCTTCCTCCTTGGCCGTCATATGTTTAATTTCAATTGTATCTATATTATGGAGAGGATGGTCTTCTGGATAAAACTGTCCTCTACTAGGTAACTCTACAAACTCGGTTGGATTAACAAAGGAAAATAGATCCTCTGTATCGTTAGTTAGGTTTGTTGGAGTTGACGAGTCAAAGTCGGGTCGGGGAGGCTTTAATCGCCCCGCATTATTTCTTCTTCCCACAAATCACCTTCTTTCTTTCTGACTAGCTCCCAGCTGCAGCAGCGACCGCGGGTCCGGGAGTATAGTCTGCCCAATCATACCTTATCGAGAGCTCAATATTAAGGATTTCATCCCCACTATAATCTAAATTACCAAAACTAGCCTTCGTCAAGAAGGAGTTATTCAGCAACCAAGTGCCGATTAAGCCGCCTTGGCCACTCAATTCCTCAATAACGACATTGCCGATAGCATCAATGGAGTTAAACTTATTAACCGTACCCGGAGCCTGAGATGGATTCGTAAAAACGTCTTCCTGATCGGGTGGCATCAGATAGCCAGAGCGCGTAAGAGCATCTACAAGCAGCTTATTGCCGTCTGGGTTTACAGAGTTAATAATTGTTATATCAACGGGCTGCCACTCGACGGTGCCAGGATAATAGTACGTATTGCCGAGGAACTTATGCGATATTTCGGTAATGTTATAAGCCGGCTTTCCTGCCATCTTTGCCAAATATTGTTCATATTGGTATCCTTCAGCCGTACTTGCTAAATTGGGAAGAGTCAGCAAAAAACGATGCTGTCTCCTAGGTTCTGATAAAGCGCTGGTCCAAAATGGCATTGTAATAAATCTCCTGGTAAATCTACTTTAATTAGTACGAGTTAATAAAACATCCCGTACCTTTGCTGATTAATCGGCAAATGATGCTCCGGTTCGAGTGATGTTAAAATCAATAGCAATATATTCAATGGCTCGGGTGGGCTTCAAGAAGATTTTAGCATACATAATATTATTATCAACCAAATCGGGAGTCGTCGTGCTTTCGTCCAACACTACCTTATAATCGGATAGACCAAAATTAGTTTTTACATTGGCTAAGAATGGATCCACTTGACCCTTAAACCGCAACCATGTCTGCTGAACGTTCGGATCAAACAGCAAGCGTGCAGCAATTTGCGAAATGCGCTTCTTAATAAAGATCATGAGCCTACGAACATTAATTCGATCCAAAGCACTTGGAGTTACCTGGAGGGTCTTCTGGCCAAATACCACAATCCCTTCATTGGGGAATTTCGCCAACGGATTAACACTGGCGGCATATAAATCATCGCGATCTTTACGACGCAGCTGGTGGGCTACGTCTACAACAGGGATACCTGCAGATCCTTCGGTCAAGCCTCCACGATTGAAACCAGCTGGCGCAAACCAAACCTGCGTCTTGCGCTGGGAACTTGAGAACGTCCCGATAGCTGCAATCGAGGGCGGAAGCCATACAAAAGCACCATTAATGGTGTCACGTGCGCGAACCCACGGATAGAAGGCGCAGCCGTAAGACGAATTAAGATTCCTAGACCGTAGTGCATTAATAATAGTGGTAATCGTGGACTCGGTGTTATTACGGTTGACTGCCGTAGATGCCTCACGGGGTGTAAAGGCGTCTGGGAGGTCGATAACCGCTAACGCATCAGCACGATCTTCGCAGACGCGCACCAAATTAGTGGTCAAACCCTCTTGAGTGAGGCCTGGAATAGATGCCAGATTCATTTCTACCACTTCGGGGTCAGCCACAGAGTCTATGGCTCGGCGTATAGAATTAAACACGTAATTAGTTTTATCAGTAGGAGTCCCCGATAAAGTGGTATTAGCAAAAGGATCCATCTCCGTAATGGCGGTGCCGTCAAACCCACCATACATGGGTATGGTAAATCGATCAAAACCCTGATCAAGAACACCATTAATCAATCCATTAGCACGCGTAAGCGATTGGTCGACGGCCGTCGCCTCGCTAAAGGAGCCACTTTCCCATTCCCCGGAGGAACCGGAGATATCATCAAGAGTGAACGTGACCGAAGGTTCAGAATCCCCCGTAACAGCCGAGAACATGCTCCCTACCATGCCACCGCGGGGACGAAGAAGGTCGATATTAGATCGATCAAAAACCGTTCCACCCACTGTTTGAGTTGTCTGATAGCCGAAATAGGCATCTGTTGGATTACTTAGATTTCCGTCAGAAGCCGAGAGGCGCAGTTCGGGAACTGGATAGTAAACGGATACCTTTGGACCGGTTGCGCCGCGAATCTTTAAAAGTTTGCCGCTATAGTTAGTCATGGTGCCGCCACTATCGGGATCAAGAGCGCCTGTAAGCCACGAACCGCTGACCGACGTGGCAGATATCTTCGCAGTGCCGCGGCCACCGCCGGCGACGTCATCAAGATATTTAATAATTCCTGTAAAGCCGAAGGGAAGCAGGTCGGCCGACGTGAGGCCGGCATCTACATCCGAATTCATAGACACGCGAACATACTGCGAATTATTGGGATAATCTCCATAGTGAACGTACCGGCGTTCGGTAGAGTCCCATTGAGTATAGTTGTTACCAATCTTTCGACCGAGGTAATTGAGAGAATCCGGATTCAGATCACAATTATTAAATTGTTCCAGTACGCGGACCACATTATCGGAATCACTTAAGTGACGGATGACGATGGAAAACGTTCCATAATCGGTATCATCATTAGTAGACTGCTTGATGTCCTGAATAGAAATCTTTATATTTTTGTTTGTCCAATCGCCAGCCTCATTGAGCGCCACAAACTTGAAAAGAGGCTTCGAAGTGGGATTTTGATCGGTGCGGCACGCAATCACATCCGGCGTTTGGGCTGCAGTGACTCCCGTCTGGTGGAGGCCAGCGCTATTGCCGCCGCCCTGATTTTTTAATCTCACTATAGCAGCATAAGTCTGGGTAGCATCGGTAATATTGGCCGCTACATGTCTATCAAAGCTTTCGCCTAGCCAATAATTTACTCGATTGGAGGCATCGGTAATACTAGTATTTGTCAGTTGAGGGTTAGTATTAAAAACCTTACGAATATAGCGCGAACTGGTCCGATCATAATTGAAGACCAGGGTCGTCGATGCTGCAGCGCCTGCTGCAGATCCAGTCATCACCATCTTGAATTCTTTGCGTGTTCCAGTATCTCCAACCACCCAGCTAGCGCCCACCTTGCTGCGGGTACTAACAGTCGGAATTCCTACCGAAGTCGAGAGAGCGACCGCTCCCGAGAGGTTAAAGTCTACAGTCACCGGTGCATAGAAAATGGCACCCAGAACAGCGGTGAAGTCGTCACCCTTAAATCCGGTACCATGCGAGCTCGTTGCGGGCTGCATCACAAGAAGTCCCCAGGCATTCGCCTGCGTCCAACCAGCCTCGCCAGAGCCTACGGTATAACTCGCATCCGCAGCGCCCAATAATCGAATATAAGTTAGGGGAGAACTATTACGCAGATAAGCTTGGGCTGCATATGCCCCGTAGGTGGTAGCCGTCGTGTTGTTCCCCAAGCGCCACACATCGCCGCCGGCGCTGCCGGGGGCCGGGGCGCCGAAAACCTGGACATACTCGGCAAACGAATTTACGCTTATAGGGCGCAGGGCCGGGCCCTTTGCTGATCGTCCTATAATAACTGGCCCGATACCCGCGGGAGAAGCAGGTACCTGGGAGTTGTCAATTTCATTAACAAACACTCCCGGCGATACAAATCTATAATTTTTAATTGACATTCGTTAGGTTCTCCTATACGCTAAAAACGTTCAAAACTAAATAGTGTTAAATAGTTGCAATGGTACTATTCTCTGTAAAATCCATCCTTAATACTCTCTGGAATATCACCAAAAATAGTCCTTTCCTTGGCGAAGCGAAATTCAACGGCGTTTTCGCGTCGTACAATTTTGGGTTTTTCTTGATTCTGTCCTTCTCCTACCAGATATCCTAGCACCTCGATATTAATGGTGGTCTCATAATTACGCTGGTCCATTCCGAGACTGGCCTGATTGGACCCATCGCTAAAGCTTCCTTCAATAAACGTCTCATAAAAGTGACCCTCATTACTAATACGTTTCGGGGTTCGTGAATTACCAGGAACCGTTAAAAAAGGAGAGATTAGTTCATTCAACTGTTGTTGATACTCGGTGCGAGCGGTGATCTCATAAATTACTTTAACCCATACCGGTAACGGGATAGTGATAGTTTCATAAACAACCCGTTGAGTAGACATATTCCTTTTATTAGTGTTGAGCATTTTGCCCCCTACCTTTTTATCTATTCCAACTTTACGTTTTGAAAAAGCATTTTGAAATTCGGCGGTTTTCCGTTGATTAATACGACGACCCACCGTAATGGTGCCGCCCCGTGCATCATTCACGGGATATAAATTGGCGTATACACTGCCGCGAAAATCCGGTTCTTTAGTTACGCTGGACCGATTAATAGTAATCAGAGGAAGAATCAGTGTCTCTTCGGAATCCCGTATATCTTTATTGTGCTTAAGCTGATATGCCCTTTCCGCTGTCACCCATAAGACAGGTACCTTTTTGAAACCTTCATTATTCGTAACAGAAAGATTAAGTTCCTCGTTTATAAATTTTATCATAGCCCCATCAATGGTTTCCAAAGTGGAGGGCATGACTTCGACTTCGTGAAGCTTTGAAGCTACGTCTTTATCGCCAATATAGTTGTAGCGATTTTTACGGGTGTCACGAATTTGAGCTTCGGTACGTGGCGGAGCACTCCGAGCTGATTTTTTACGGCCCATGATACTTCACCTACCCCCGATAAATGCCAGCGGGGACGCTGTCGAGGACTTTTTGTGTAGAGTCGCGTACGGTGGCATCTTCGACGACCATCTTGCTGTACGTAAGCTCAGCGAGGATAGTTTTGAGCTCTTCGCGTAACCCATCTTGTTCAGCTTTAGCTTGCCCGAGCAATTCAGAATGATTCAAGGTGACGGACTCCCCGGGAATGGGCACCGTACTAAACTTACCTCTAATCTGTCCCAACATTTCTTTGGTTAAAGCCAGCGCAAAACGACGGATCCATTGTTTGCCAATAGAATTAATCCTTTTGTAAGGTATATTATTAAAGGGCAGCGTATTCATGTTATTAACACCCTTAATACCATTTTTGCCGCGGCCCGTTTCTTCCCATGGCTCGTAATCTCGCTCAATACTAAACTGAACCCAAAACTTTAAGGGGCTCGTTGAATCAGGGCGCGGAAAAATTCTTAATTTATTATCATATATCTCATAAGAATAGTGAGAAATACGAGTATATAACGCATCTTGATAGGCCATGGCTTGAAGCTTATTTTGCCATACGGGTACTATTT